AGTAGGCGAATTCCGTGGGATGAATTGACAGATGAAGGTGTTGCGCCAGCATAAAAAATATAAGTGCCAGCAACGGGTGCTGTAAATCGACCAGTGCTTGCTGAATAGCAGTTCCCAGTGTTTGTTAGAACCTGATAAGAATCACCGCCACCTGCGTTTCTTGTGCCAGTTGATATTGACGTTGCATACCCAAATCCATTTGCATGAAATGCAGGCTGATTAGGCATCTTTACTCGGCCAGAAGAATCGACTTGCAACTGTCCACTTCCAACATTCAATCCGCCGACTGGAAGATTCAATAAACCAGTCATAGTGTCGCCATCGACATTCACAAATCGTGCGTCAGCTTCCGACTTCATGTATGTGTTGGCCACCAAGAAGCTGCCAAACGCGAGCACGGAAAGCTCTTGGTTAATGCCCAAGCCTTCGGTGAGCACAATGCTTGAGCCGTTGTTTGCGGTGTAGTCAACGCCACGCTTGAGCTTTGCGCCATTGCCAATCACGACTTCTGAGCCAACGGTGTAGCTCAACAAAACGCCGTTGGCGTCATTTCCAGTGAAAGTGGTTTGGTTTGCGGTCGTGGCCACAAACTCATAAGTCACCAACGTGGCCACCGAAGCGCTTGACGCGTCAATCCAGCCATACGCATCAAAGTAAATGCGCATCTTCTTGGTGGTGGTGTTGGAGTACAACGCGCCGTCAGTCAGTGCATTGCCGTCGTTGTCCAGTGTTGGGTCGCTGGCCTTGGGGCCAAGGTATCGGTCGTCGAAGTTGTCCAGTGCCGTGGCGGCTGCGGCTGCGCTGTTGGCTGCGCTCACTTGGCTGGCTGCGGCTGCGGCTTCACTTGCTGCGGCTGCGTTCTTGCTGGCCAATGCCGACGCTGCGCTTGCAGCGGCTTCGGTGGCTTTTGTCGTCGCGGTCGTTGCTTGAGTGGTGGCAGTCGTGGCCGAAGTGGCTGCGCTTGTTGCGCTGGCCAACGCTTCTGCCGCCTTGGTGGTTGCCGTGGTGGCCGAAGTGCCAGCGCTTGACGCGCTCGATGATGCTGCGCTCTGTGACACTTGGGCAGCATCTTTGGCTGCCACTGCGGTATCGCGTGCGGCTTCTGCGCCTGCGCGTGCTGTCTGCGCACCGTCGCGTGCGTTTTCGGATGCCGTCTTGGCAGTTTGCGAGCCTGCTGCGCTCGATGCGCTGGCCGTGGCACTGGCTGCCGCGTCGGCTGCCTTGGTGGTTGCAATGCCTGCTTGTGTGGTTGCCGTGGTGGCGCTGGTTGCCGCGCTGGTTGCGCTGGCTGCCGCTGCCGTTTGGCTTGATGCTGCTGCCGCTTTGCTGGCGGCTGCGTCGCTTTGGCTAGTTGCCGCTGCGTTTTGGCTGTTCAATGCTGCCAAGGCGCTGGCGCTGGCATTGTTCGCGTTAAGAATGGTTACATCACGGGCGGTTTCTGAGGCGGTCTTTGCAGTGATTGCAGCGTCGCGTGCGCTCAGTGCCGTGGTGGCCGAAGTCAATGCGCTAGTGGCTGACTGCTGGGCGTCCTGCACGGCTTCATTGACGTTAATCAATACAGCGTCAAAGGCTGAATCGTCCAGTGCGTCAGCGGTGACGATACCGTTTTTAAGGGCACCGTCGTCGCGTTGAATCAGAGCAAGGTTTTCTCGAATCTGCTCTGTGGTGAGTGCAACCGCATCAAACTCGGCATTGATACTGGAATGGTCTGTATCGTCACCGTCACGGTCTGTGAAATCGGTGGTGCGTTCGTACTGTTGCGGCTGCATTCTTGTTGCTCCTAGTCGGGGCTATTACTTGCCAGCGGCTTGTGCTGCGGCTTTTTCGGCGGCTTTCGCTTCTTTCTCAGCGGCCTTTTCTTCGTCTGTCTTGGCGGCAGGCTTGACCTTCACGGCTGCCTTTTCCACCAACTCAGTCAGGCGCTCGCCTTCGTCGTCGCCGTACACCTTGGCAACTTTGCCTTGGCCGTACTTGGCGCAAAGTCGCTCGTATTCAGTTGCAGCCTCGACTTCGATAACTGCCACTTGGTCGCCTTCGGTGACGTTCTCTTTGCCGAACATTTGGCGCAAGAGTGTCAGCTCGTAGGGGGCGACGGTCACGGGGGTGATGGTGTTGGCGTCACGTCGAATGGTGACTTGCACTAAGGGCACATTGGTTTTGCTCATACGGTTCTCGCTGGGTTCTCGGTTTCAAAAAAGCCCCGACCGGGGTGAGCCAGTCGGGGTGCTTCTTGTCACGCGCCGATTAGGCGATTGACAGGACGGCTTGAGCGTTGCGGCGGTTGACCGACAAAGCGCAGCGCAGGTTGACCATGGCGTACATGGCCAACACGTCGTGTGGACGTGTGGGGGTCACAATGTCCATGTCGTCGTCGCGGTACTTCAAGTGCTTGGTGTTCAAGAAGTAGCAACGCTTTTCCCACTGGACTGTTGGGGTGGTCAGTGCATCCAGTTCCTCGAATTGAGGGTCCCAAATGATTTCCACGCCCTTGAAGTACAAGCCAGTGTTCACACCAGTGCCCACGCCCGCGTCCAAGGTCTTCACGTTGCCAGCGTTGGCTTGGTTCGTGACGACGATTTCCTTGCGGTATGCGTCGATGAACTTGCCACCTGCCAAGATGAAGTTGGGGCTGCCGCCGTTCTTGATACAACGACGCCATGCGGCTTCCATTTCCTGCGCCAAAGTGCCCACGGTGCCAGTGGCAATCGCGGTCTTGGCATAGTTGCGCCAGTAGGTTGCAGTCGCACCGTCCAAGCCACCCACCACGCCAGTTGTCGGTGCGGTAGAAACCAACACGTCCAAACCTGCAATGGCGTCAGCGTCTTGTGTGCCGTCGCGGTGCAATTCGAGGTCCAGCTTGGCCAAGAAACCTTCTTTCAAAGATTCCATTTGCTCGTCGAGCAAGTTCACCAGTTGGACTTTTTCGTTTTGTTCCAACTTGAACTCACCGCGTTGGCCTTCGCGCACCTTGATACCAGCACCGAACAAACGGTCATGGTCGAGGTACAAGCCGTCAACGGCACGACGCCATGGGAAGGCGGCTTGCTCAGTGGTGTTGCGCTTGTTGAACTGGACGGCATCTTCGCCATAAGCCCAGTTGAAGTTGGAGCCATAGCCTTTACGGATGTTTTCCACCACGTTTTGCTTGGCACCTAAGAAGGATTTGCGGCCTTCCATGAGCTTCTTGAGAAGGGGGCGCTCCGTGGCGATTTGGTCCACGGGCATGTTGCGCAAGTATTCGTCCAAAGATACTTTGGCCAGCTCTTGCAAGTCTGCGTTTGAAATAGGCATGTCACTGCTCCGAATGAAAGTTGAAAAAAACACCTTTCATGCCGTGATGGGACGCAAACCCGTCGATTCAGCGTTTTCGGCTCCCGGCGCGACTTCGGGTACAGCTTTGGCCTTGACGCTTTGCGCTACTGGACGCGACCCCAGCGGTGACAGCGGAATTGAGGCATGTTCCGCATTGAAGTGGTGGCTGGCTTGGCGCGGTTGTCGAGCTCCGCTTACGCACTTTCCAAATCAGTCACCACAACAATGCAGGACTTGGTGAGAGAAATATATGCGCCAGTCAATAGCCCGGCGGATATTTCTTCACATTGATTGCATCTTTTTTGCGACGCGGCTCATGGCACCCGCTTCGCCACGGGTGAGCTCGTTCTCTTTGACTTCTTCGGCCCCCTCGTCGGCCTCAAAGTCCATGTGTGTGATTTGCAGCTCAATGCTTCTGTTGTTGCTGCTTTCGCTTGCCGATTGACGTGAGCTAATCACTTTGGCTTTGGCTTCAAACATGAGCACGGTGCCCACGGCTGGCAGCTCTTTGATACCCAACTTCTTGAGCTCGGCGTCGTCCAGCGTCAAGCGCGTGCCGTATGAATAGCGCTCACCGTCGCCGGGGCCAGAGATTGCGTAATTCTTTTTCTCTTTCTCGGCTTCCGCCTTGGTGATTTTTAGGTCTTTCAATGCCATGTCGTTTCTCCTGAATGACGGTTACTTGCGTGGCACCAGCTTGAGCATGGTGCCGTCTTCTTTGACTAGGTACTGAGTGCCTGCGACTTCTTTCAGTCGCACAACATGCAAACCAGCGCGTTGAAGCAAGCTCACTGCGCGAATGAGCTTGCGGCGAATCCACCACGTTTGCAGGTATGCAATCACGGTCAAATGCCCATGTTGTCGAGGTGTTGGGCCAAGCGGTCCACCGACGTGGCACCTTGCGCGGCAGGCGTACCCAGTTGGGACGGACGCGAGCGCATGGGCTGGTGTTGGTGTGACGTTGGAGCCTTGGGCACCACAATGCCGTCGTACATCATCTTGATGGTCGCGGCCCATTGGTGCGGCTCGTAGGTTTGAATGAAGTTTTGCAGGTTGGCCGGGTTTTGAAAGTGAGCGGTAATCACCTTCATGCGTGCCGGGTGGTCCACTTCATTGGCGCGGGTCTTGAGGTAGTCTTCCATCGCGCCCGCTGCGTTTTGCACCGTCTGCTGAAACTGTTGCTGGCGCTGGGTGGTGGCCTGCACCTCTTGCTGCTGCTGCGCTTTGGCGGCTTCACTCTTGCGAAACTTGGCCAACTCAACGGCTTTGTCGCGGGTGATTTCCATGTTGTCCACGGCAGCCTTGAGGTCATCGTGGCCATTGAGCAAGTCAACGCCGGGCGCTTCAACGCCTAAGCGCTGATACAACATGGCACGCTGGCTTTCCAACATTTCGAGCGCCACGCGCACGTCTTTCTCGTCACCAGAATTGACCAAGCGGCCAAACTCCAAGGTGTTGGCAAAGTCTTGTGGCGTCATGCCAGTGGACGTGACAAGCTGCTTGAACTCGGTCATGTCCTGCTCAAGCTGCTTGCGCTCGGCAAACACTTGACGGATGCGGTCTTTGCCGCGCTCTGACTTCACGCCTTCGAGCAATTCGGCTTCTTCTTGCTCAGGTGTTTTGGCTTCGCCTTGCTGGCCTTCGGGGGCTGGCTCGGCTTCTTCTTCGGCAGGCTTGTCTTCCTCGGCCTTTGGCGCTGGCTTGGCGTCTGTTGAAAGCTCGTCCAACATGGAAAGCATCTTGGCTGACACGGGCTTGTCAGTCGGCAGGTTGTCATTCGCTGGCTCGTCGGTGATTGAGCTGGCGGCTTCTTCCGTTGCGCTTGGCTCGTCAGTGCTGCCGGGTTCGTCAGTGGTCGTTGGCTCGTCCGTGGTGCCGCCACCGCCAAGGTCGTTGCCTTCCCCGTCGGCTTGGTTCATCAGGCGCGAAAACAAACGCTGCTTCCAAATTGTCATAGTGGTGATTCCTTAGTGGTTGAAAAAAATTAGGCGGGCATGGGTTGCGCGGCAGGCATACCGGGCGGCATTGCGCCGGGCATACCGGGCATTGCAGGCATGGCGGGCGGCTTGGGCATGAATTGCTCCACGTCCAAGCGCTCGTCAAAGCGTTTGATGGTTTCGCGCATGAGGTTGCGCAGCGGCTCAACGTCTTGGCCTTGCGCTTGGGCGGCCATGATTTTGAGAATCAAACCTTCCACCAGCGGCAATACCTTGGTCCAGCTCTCTTGCTGTTCCAGCTTGTCAGGCGCTCCCGTGGTACCAGCACGGATGCGCATTTCAATCATTTCAAAAACTTGGTCGCGGGTAAGCTCTGGCCAGTCATACGCCTTTTCTTGCACTTCCATAGAAATGCCGTTGACGTTCTTCATTTGGACTTGGTGCGGGCCCATGATGCGCTCGACTTGTGAGGTCGATAGCTCTTGCAACAACACTTGTGCGGCGTATTGCGAAAGCTCTTGGAGCCAGTCTTCCACTTGGTCGCGGAATTCGGACACGCGGCCCGATAGGCTCTGCTGCATGATGCTGGCTTCGGTGGCCGTCTTGGGCTTGACCACGCTAGAGCGGGCAGCGTCTTGCAACCCGGTGACTTGCTCCCAGTCGTAGCGCACGGCACTTGTGTCGTACACCGCCGGGTCGATTTGCGGGTGCTGGCGTGGCTGAATGACTTGGGACAGTGGCTTGCCTTCGGTGTCCACAATGGCGATTTCACCAAAGCCTGCAACGCTCACGCTCGCGGCAAAGTTCTTGAGCGCCTTCTCGGACGTATCGCCTGCCGCAACCCATCCGGGGATGGCCAAATCGCGGTGCTTGTTGAAGCGGTCGCGGCTTTCGTTGTGCTCGTCTTGCAGCTTCTCGGTGAGGTCCACCAAGCTGGGGCCAACAAACTGGCCGTCAATGACTTGGAAGGGCAGGAAAAAGAATGGGTACCAACGCTCGCCCACCTTGGGTGGTGAGAATGGTTCACGGAGCCAGAAGTCGCAGCCTTCGGCCATGGTGTAAACGCGATTCGAGCGCTTATCCCAAATCTCGATGATGGCAATTTGCTTGTCTTCATCCAACGATTGCGCACCGCTGGCAATGCGGTTGTCAGTCTTACTCTTTTGTTCGTTGGATTCGTAGGCTTTGGCCTTGTCCAGCTTCACCTTGTAGGTGGCTTCGGCCTCGGACTTCTTCATGGGGATGATTTGCCCCAGCCAATCGGCGTCGCGGTAATCCCAAAACTCGCACACGCTGGGGTCCACCAGCATGTTGTCGGTCAACACGCGGTCAATCACCAAGCCCTCGGCTGCCACGATTTCGACGCTTTCTTCCAGCGCCTTCATGGTTTGCTCTAGCTCGGCTTTCTTGCTCTCTTGGTCGGCGCGTTGTTCCGGGTCGTCAATCTCAAGAATCAGGCGCTCAATGGTCGCAATGTTGTCTTGGGTGTCGTTGATACGCGATTCAATGTGCGGGTCTTTTTGCAAGTCCCGTTGGTACATCACCTTCACAATGCCAAAGCTGGACGTGAGCGCAGAGCGCACGGTGGCCTTGGCGCGGTCCTTGAGCTTGGCACGCTCCAAGCAACGGTTGGTCACGGTCTCAAGGGTCGTGCACAAGAGCTTGAGGTTGTCGGCACGATAGAGCGGCGTGGCGCTGATTTCCGGGTTGCGGGCGTAAATGTTTGGCAACACTGCCGTGATGGTCCCGTGAATCAGGTTTGCGCGGAGCTTGTAGAAGTCCTTGCTATCCGGGGCAGCTTCCCAGTTGATACCCGAAACGGTCTTGCGGTTGTGGCGCACGCGCTTGTGGAATTTCTCCCAGTGCTTGCGGGCGCTGGTAATGCGGCGATTCCACGTCTTCGCTAATTCGTCGGGCTGGCGGTCTTCGTAACCCTGCGATTGCTGGGCGGTATTTTGTTGGTCCATGTCACACTTTCAAGAGATAGGTGTCGTCTTCATGTTTGTAAGTCGATTCGTCGGGGTCGGCGGATATTTGTTCGTCCGGGTTGCGGCGGCGGCGCATCACGCCATAGCGCGTGGCGTCCCAAGCGTGGTCTTCGGCGTCGGTGTCCACGTCTTCCGGGTTGTCGTCGGAAGGTGGCAGGCCGGGCACGGTGCGCAGCCAGTGCTTGCATGTCGAGAAAATCTTGAGCTTGTCTTCGGCCAACAAGCGAATCACCTCTTGGGCACCGTTGACGCGTGAGCCTTTGGCATTCCACGCCTCTTGCCACTTCACGCCACCCTCGCGGAATATCTGGCCAATGGAGCGGTCGGCACCAATCTTCGAGAAAATGGCCGGGTCGGCAAGGTTCAAGCGGTACTCATACCCCATGCGCTCGTCACGTTCTTCGATGTTCTTGACCTTGCGGGCCACCTTGGCGGCGTCTTCGCGGCTGCCTTCGTTGGCCTTCTCGCCTGCACCGTATAGCTCGCGCCAGATGTAGTGCACACCGTCCGGGTCGAGCGCAAACCAATAAACGGCATACGGGCGGGCATAGCCCCAGTCCATAGACTTCCACACCTTCCACGTTGCCGGGATGGGGAAAGGCTCAACCACATGGCGCTTGGCGTCCCACACGCCTTCCAAGAAGCTGCCAACGTGAATGTCCCAATCACCTTCGAGCCATGCCTTGCGGCGGTTGGGGTCTTTGAGTGATTCGAGCGTGGCCAAGTAGTCCGGGTCATTGGCCAAGAGCACTTTGTTTTCGTAGATGGTGGAGCGGATAGCCACACGCGGCTTGGCTCCTTCCAGTCGCAGGACAGTGCCCGAAGGCACGCCGTCACGGCCAAGCTGGAAGCGCTCTTTGACTGAGCCGTGGCCTTTACCGAATGGGTTGCAGGTGCCACGGACCATGCGCGGCATACCGGGGAAACTTGAGCGGCAGGTGGAGTGCATGGCCTCGTAGAAGCTCAGGTCACGCCAGTTGGTCAATTCCTCAAAGCCAAGCCACGGGTATTCGTGGCCGTGGTAGTTCCAATAGTCGTCCTCGTTGGCACCGTAGCGGAAGAAAAGCATTTCACCCGTGGGCCACTCCCAATAGTATTCAGCCTTGTTGAACTTGGCTTCGGGGAAGAACTGCGAAAACCAGCGGCGCGACTTGGCCACCACGTCAGCCAGTTGTGGGTAAGTCAGGCGGAAAAGCACGCCACGCCAGTGCTGGCCAAAGCCCTTGCCTGTGTGCTGGGCGAAGGACATAAGCAAGGTGTCGGTCTTGCCACCCCCACGGGTGCCGTGCATCAAAGCCTCGAACACCGGGCAGGTGAGAAACTGGAATTGAGCGCCGGGCAGTGGTGCCCACCGGGTTGCTGCGGTCACGCGTCGCCCTTCGTCTTCTCGGCCATCATCTTCTCCCAGTCGGCTTCATTCATCACGCCGGGCACGATAAGCACGCCCTTGGGCGCTTCTGGCACCAAGTCTTTGCCGTTGGCCCCGGTAATTTCCTGCTTCTTGACCAGATAACCCTTCAACTCAGCCAAGAAGCGCAGCGCCCCCAGCTTGTCGTGGGTCTTGAGCTTCAAGCTGCCACCCGTGGCGCTAATGCTCTCGCTCACCTCGGACACGGCAGCGGCTTGCTCGTCGGTCAATTCGTCGCTGGCCTTGAGCTTCACGCCATTCGGTCCCCAGTTCATCAAGTCGCGCTGGTTGGCAAATGCCACCTTGACCACCTCGGCCACGATTCGCTCAATCGTCACGTCGTTGGCATTGGCGGCTTTGTCCAAAAGGTCTTGAATCCTTGCCTTTACCTTGCCGTCAGCGGCAAGTCGGCTGGCCTTCTCATGCACGGTTTTGTCTTTCCAGCGCACGGACTGAGGGAAGGCTTGGCGGTAGGCGTCGGCTTGGGATAACCCCGAAGCGATACCCACTGCGAAGGCTTCATTCTTGGCGGTGAGTGTGTCGGTCATAGGCGCTTTGTTGCCACGTTGTAGCCACGGCTGTGCTCGGCGTACATGAGCGCGGCGTCGTTGACCACTTCTTCGGGCGTGATTTCAAGGATGCGTGAGGCGGCGAGCATTCCCGCGTGAAGTGCCCCACGGTCGTCTTGGGTAATGCCGTGGCGCACCTTCATGTCGTCCAGTGCGTTCACTGAGCCGCGCAGGATGCGGAAGTCAGGCTCGTCACCCGTCCAGTTGAGCCACATAGCGCAGCCACCAGCGACGAAAAAGAGCACTGACGCGTAGGCCATGAGCTTGTCTTTGTCCTCACCCATGAACGTGTGAATGTCGGCCTTGACGGTCTCGGACCGCCACTTGGCGCGAATGGCCTGCTTGATGAATGGGTGCATCTTGACCGGGCGTTGGCGCTTCTTCATGCGGCCACCTTCGCTTTCAGTCGCACAAAGCGGTATTCCGCACCAAACCCCAAGCCTCTGGTGTAGCGAATCTTCACCCGGCCATCTTTCACGGGCTTGCGCAAGGCGGTGGCCACGGCTCGGCTATCTGTGCTGCCCATGTATTCAGCCAATGCGCGGGCGGTGGAATTCAGGTCGCGGCGCTTGAGCGCAATGACGCATTGCTCGGCGGTGATTTTCATGCTGCCACCTCGCTGCCATCACGGTAGTGCAAGGTGTTGCCCACGCGGCTTGGCAGTGCGAGCGCGTCGTTGGCACCGGGTCGGCCTTCATACGGGCGCATTTCTTTGCCGTCATAGGTGCCGCTGAAAATGTCGGTGTTGACCGGGCGGGCTTTGGGCACCCTGTTGTTGCCCGACTTGAAATTGTTGTCCATTGTTCTCAGTCCCTCTTTGTGATGCTGACTTTCACCATGCAGCCAATGTCGTCAGACACGTCGAAAGTCACTTTGAAATGTTTGTCGTCCATGCCCGTGGCGTCGGCCAAGCCGTCAATGCCTGCCTTCATGGCGGCCAGCATGTTGTCGCCATCACGGCCCCGGCGGTCAGGCGGGTAAAAGTTGAGGTGAACGTCGGCACGCTCCCAGCCTTTGACGGCTTCCGGGTTAATGCCAGCCTTGAGCGCCAGCACCCAGCACAATTCGCGGTACTTCTTCTTGGCGCGAGCGAGCACGGACCAGTGGTTGCGCTGGTTGGGGTTCAACTCTTTTGGGGGAAACGGCAGGGTTACTTGCATGGTTCAATTCTTGGTGCGTCTTCGCTCTCTGGCGGATTTATGAAAAGTAGGTGCGGCTGCAAGGTGACGTAATCGTTTTTGCGCTTGCCATCCAAAAGCACGGTCACGCGCTGGAAGTGGTCCAGCTTGCTTTCCGCTCCCCGGTGTTTGGTCACGACGCCAGTGCGCCCGCTGGGGGTGGTCACGCGGGTGCCCATGGGGAAATCTTCCATGTCGAGCATTCGCTTCATGCCAGCCACCCCGCTTCAACCACGACGCCCTCGCCTTGAATGAGCGCCATGCACTCTTTCAAAAGCTCAAGCTGGGTGCCATAGCGCTGTTCAAAGCGCTTTTTCCACGGATGCACGGCAATCAAACCGGGTGCCCCGGTGTTTTCTTGGTGGTGGCCAGCGCAGAGCGGCAGCACCATCAAGTGCGCCAGCGGCTTGGTCCGTCCGTCAATGTGGTGGATGCTCACCAGCTCGGTGAAGATTCCGTCTTTGCGGCAGGCAATGCACCCCAGTGAGGCCATTGCGTTGTGGAGCGCCTTCTCTGATTTGTTTGGTGTACGTCCCTTCATGCCCACCCCGACACAATCATGTCAATCAGGCGCTCGGCTTGGGCCTTCTCGATGTGGGGCAGGATGTGGCGCAACACGCCGTCAATCGCTGCGGAATAGAACTCGTCAAACTCGTCTTGGTCCATGGCGTCATAGGCAATGGACTTGGGCAGTTGCATGAGCTGGCCCGTGGCCGGGTCCATGAACGGCTCGGCGTGCCCACTCACCAGCTTGACGGCCACCAATGCTTTCTCGGTGGTGTCGTAGGTCTCGGAGTTTTCGGCCACCAGTGTAAGCAAGGCAAAGAGCTTGCGGTGGTGCTGGCCGTTGCGTGGCTTGGCGCACTCAATGCGCAGCCAAGTGCCGGGCTTCATGGTTTCCAGTCGGCGCTTAAACTTGGTCCACGCCTCATGGTCCTTGAGCGTTGAGCCGCGCAAGCCGCGCTCGGTCTTCAAAAGCATTGCCTTCATAAAACGCCCGCCCTTAGTCCGATTCGGACTTCTTCAACGCTGAGGGGGGTTTCGTCAGGTGTTGGCGCACGCACTCCAAAACGTCGGCCCGCGAAGGGCTTTCCCGAAATCTCAAAATCGCACCCAGCATCACTGACGCTTGGCGCTTGTCCGGGTGCGCACTCAACACCAGCCGTGCGCAGCAATGCAGGCACTTGAAGTGGTACATGCCGCTCAACGGGTTGGCTTTGGCCTTCTCGCAAGCTGGGCAAGTGGCAGTCGGCGCAACGCATGGGGCGGTCTTGGCAGATACCAAGCTGTTTGCAGGTTCGCATGTCACGCCCCCACCTTCTTGCCCGTCATGCGGTCACGCAATTCGGCAATCATGCGGCGCACCTTCTCGCGCTGCTCAGGGGTTGCCTCTGGCACGGGCAAAGCCTTGAACACGGGCGGTGGAGCCTTGCGGCACATGGCGCGGAATTGCAGGACGTTTGGCGGCTTGTCCATTGGCAGGTTTTGCAGCGCAAACGCGATTGAATCGGGGTGGTTTTCGTACCCGGCCAGCTCATGCGCCCAGTCGGCTTTCACTGCGGCAGGCTCAAGCCCGTCGTATTGCAGGATGAAGGCGCGTCCATACGTCAGTTGGAGCTTGGCGAAAATCTTTTCCACCCATGGCATTGGCAAACTCATGCGGCCCCCAGCAAGTTGGTTTTGATTTCCGTCACGTCGCCTTCAATGACGTGGCCAAGCTGGCGCTCAGGCATGGGCGCGGTCTTGGCAATGGATGGGGACCATTCGGCGGCACGCTCACGCGCTGCACGCTGGTACTGGGTTTCGCCCGTTTGATTAACCGGGTTGGTAAAGTTTTTCACGCCTTCCCAGCCCGCGTTGAATCCACTCCACCCGCGTGCGCAGCACATGGCCAAGGCGGCTTGCAGCGTCATGCCTGCTTTGCCAGCCTCGCGGCGTATGTTGTCCAATGCGGTTTGGGTGAGCGGTGCGCGTCTTGCTTGTCGGACAACCAAGAAGTCTTGCCAAACCGATTCGCTCACGTCTTCGGGTTGGGTGACAGAAGCGGGCTTGTCCCGCTTGGCGCTTGCGCTCTTACCTTTAATTGGTGTTGGTGTTGGTGTTGGTGTTGGTGTTGGTGTTGGTGGCATTGCCGTGGCATCGGTTTTTTGTGCCGTGGCATCACTTCCTTCATGCCGTGGCATTGCCGTGGCATCGGGTGCTGCATTGCCAGTGCCTTCTACTTGTTTGCCCCAGCGCTTGTTGGCGCGGTCGCGTTGCTTCTGCTGCTTGTCGAGCATGGCAACAATTTCGGCGTCGGCACGGGCGCTGGTCCACCCTTCGGCGGTCAATTCAAAGAACTCGGTGAGCACCACTTGCACCGCTTCGCGTTGCGATTCGGTGGTGGCCAAAACCAAACGGCACACTTGGCGCACGTCTTCTGGCAATGGCTTCTCGCTGGTGTAGTACACGTCCAGCAAACGGCGATAAGCTAGGTCTTCGTCCCAGCTCAGGTGTCGCGTCGCGCTGGCGTAGTCGCCAATGTGAAACGGGTAGTAATTCATCAAGCCGCCTTTTCGACGGCACGCTTACCAAAGGCGTTTTTGCTTGCGGCAGGCTTGGCGATAAACCACTCAGGACGCAAAACGCGCAACTGCCACACGCGGCTTTCGGGAATGGTCTTACCCCACTGGCTCACGGCGCTGTCGGTGATACCCAGCATTGAGGCCAGCAAGGTGGCCGAACCCGCCAATTCGATTGCTTTTTTGGTTTCCATCTTGATTCTTCTTAAAGTGTGCTTAACTTCTGACGATACACATTTTAAGCACATTTAAGACAAGAATTCAAGCGCACTTAAAAAAAAGATGAAAACTTCAACACACTTAAATCTTTAGTGTGCTAAAGTCTCAAACATGGAACTTAAAAACCGTATAGCCCAAGCGCTCGATGTAGCGAAGAAAACCCCCACGCAAGTGGCGGCTGACACTGGCTTGTCTGACAGTGCCATTTCCCAGCTTCTATCGGGTAAGACAAAGAACTTGCGAGCCAATAGCGCGGTGAAGTTTGAAGCGGCAACGGGTGTGCGTGCGAGCTGGCTTATTACGGGTGAAGGTCCAATGTTGGCCAGCACGCAAAACGTGATGGCTGCACCCGTTGGTGCAAAACGGATTCCCTTAATCAGCTATGTGCAAGCCGGGTGCTGGACCGGGATAGTGGACAACTACCAGCCGGGCGACGCCGACGAATGGCTACTCACCGACTTGGAGTTGTCCGGCAGTGCGTTCGCGCTGCAAATCAAGGGCGATTCCATGCTGCCCGAATTCAAAGAAGGCGACCGCGTAATCATTGACCCCAATGTTGGGCCACTGCCGGGCGACTTTGTTGTGGCCAAGAATGGCGACGACGAAGCCACCTTCAAGAAGTACCGCCCGCGTGGCGTCAATGAGCAAGGCACCGCGGTGTTTGAGCTGGTGCCCCTCAATGAAGACTTCCCATCAATGCGTTCTGATAGCCAGCCAATCAGCATCGTTGGCACAATGGTTGAGCATAGAAAGTACCGCAAGAAATGAAAAAACAAACCGTCCTCATTACCGTTGGCGTCGCTCTGCTGGCGCTGTTTTCATACGACTACTGGACCATGCGGCAAGAGCTGGCCCAAGCCAACAAGGTGGCCCGCTTTGCAGCCAATAAGGCTGCTTCAATACAAAGCGCCATTGAGCGCCAAGGCATACCGATAGACTGAAAACCAAGTCACCCAACAAACCCGCTTCGGCGGGTTTTTTTACGCCTGCTTAAAAATATTTTTAAGTTTGCTTCAATTCATGGTTTAAGTGTGCTAACATTCATTCACAACGAATTTGAAGGGCACTTAAATGAACCACTTGAACCAGCAAACACCAAGCACCGCAACGGTCTTGGCTTCCATCCACCCCGACCTTGACCGATACGTTGCCAACGACAGCCACGACAGTGAAGCCGAGTTGGTTTGCTACTTTGACGAAGGCACCACAAACCTGTGGCACGTCTATGTCGAAGGCAAAGAAATTTTCAACCTCTTGTCCGAAACCGTGATTGAGGCGCTTGAGCGTGAATATGCCAAGCACCTGCGCAAAGAAGCCGAGCAACACAACCTCGACTTGGCCGTGGCTCGTTGGGAGTCGATGCAATGACACTCAGCAAAACACAAATCAACTGGCTTTGGGCAATTCTCTTTTCTCTGGCACTGGGTAGCTCTCACCTGCTGGACGGCCCCGACGAAATCGAAAGCCAACGCCTATACCAACAAGAACTCAATGACGCCAAGCGCATGGCTGCGGAAGAAGCCCGCGTCGAGCGTGCCGCCACTGAAATTTGCGTGCGCTTGAATGGCCCCGGCTACACCCACCGCTGGACCAATGAAGGCCAGCTCCGTTGCGTCAACACCAAAGGCGTGCCAGCGGCTCAACTGGGGCAATCAGTATGAACCCCACATGCAACTGCAACAAAGGCGCTGGTGACTGCCCCACGCCCTACACCTGCGGCATTTACCACCTCGAAGGCCACCAAGAAGCGTTTGATTTGGCGCAGCCAATCAGCGGTCCTTGGGACTGGATAACCGCCCCCACCAAAACCCTCATTGCCGTCGCCGCCGTGTGCGTGGTGGCGCTCTGTTACGCAATTTTTTAAGGCAACACCATGACTGAACAACAAAACGAGAAATCACCTATGCAAGAGCAAATCAATGCGTCAGCCGGACTTATGGCGGCACTGGCAAAAGCACAAGGCGAATTCAAGCCAATCGAAAAGAACCGCGAAGTCACCATCACAACAAAGTCGGGGTACAGCTACAAATTCAGATACGCCGACCTTGAAGAAATCCTCAGCAAGACACGCCCAGCACTTTCTTCAAATGGCCTGTCAATGATTCAAACCGTTGAGCACGGACAGCAAGGCCCGCTCTTGACTTGCAGGCTCATGCACTCTGGCGGTGGAATCATCACAAGCGAAGTGCTCATTCCTTCGGCGCGTGATATGGCAGCCGACCCAAAGCAATTTGGTGCAGCCATTAGCTACTTCCGCCGCTACATGGTGACTGCCATGTTGGGCGTAGCTGCCGACGACGATTTGGATGTTGACGGGCAAGAAAGCAACGCACCGCAAAAAGAAACAACTGGTCAAAAGCCAGCCGTCACACAACCCCAACGCCGCGCAACAACTGACGCCGACAAATCAGGCGCAGCAAAAGCAACTACTCAATCAAACGAAGCCGCAACCGCTGGCGAAATTGCATACCTTGGAAAGAAGCTCAAAGACAAAGGCATGACCGTTTCGCAGGCTCTCGAAGCCGCTGGCCTTGATAAAGGCGACACGCTTGATGGTTTGACCAAGGAAGGTTTCAACGCAATCAAGGCAGTGGTGGCATGAGCGAATTGACCTTTGACGAAGCGACGCACACCTACCGCTACAACGGAAACGTGGTGCCCGGCGTGACAACAATTCTCAAGCCATTGACCGACTTGGATATGGTGCCGCCGCACGTTCTTCAAGCTGCCGCTGACTTTGGTACCGCCGTGCACAAAGCGTGCGAGCTGGACGACTTGGGGGAGCTTGACCTCATTGCGCTCGACCCGGCACTTGTCCCTTACCTAATGGCATGGCGCAAGTTCTCAACCGACCACGCAGCCAAGTGGGTGCACATCGAAAAGCAAGTGCACAACAAAACGCTTGGCTATGCCGGGACGTTGGACCGCTATGGCTATGTGGACGGCATGAGCACATTGCTCGACATAAAAAGCTCAATCGAGCTTTATCCAAGTGTCGGCCCCCAGCTCTCCGCCTATGAAAAAGCGCTTTCCGAGCCAGTCATTCACCGCATGGCCGTGCAACTTAAAGGTGATGGCACCTATGTGGCCAAGCACTACACGGACCAAACCGACTGGCCTGTTTTCTGTTCCCTTTTGACCGTGCGCAACTGGTGCACACGTCACCGCATTACCCCAAACCTCTGAAAGTTCCACCAATGAAAACCACTGACACCGTGACCTATGACGCCAGCGCTGCAATCGTGCTGGCCACCGAAGCGCAAAAGCAACTGGCCAATGCCACTGACTATGTGATTGATAGCCAAACCATGTTTGAGCTGGCCAGCGACGACCTCATGCGCGTGAAGACTTTGCAAAAAGAAGTTGAAGCAAAGCGAACCGCCATCACCGGGCCAATCAATCAAGCCGTGAAAGCCATTAACGACTTATTCCGCGCACCCAAAGACTACTTGGACAAAGCAGAAGCAACCCTCAAGCGTGCAATGGTGACTTACACCACCGAGCAAGAGCGTTTGGCTGCCGAGGCACGACGCAAAGCCGACGAAGAAGCACGCATTGAACGTGAGCGCTTGGCCAAGATTGAGCAAGAGCAAGCCAAAGCCGCTGCAAAGGCTCAGGCAGAAGCTCAAGCCGCTGCCGAAGCGGGCGACAAGGAAGCGGCAGCCAAGGCAATGGAAGCCGCACAAGCTGCACAAGAACAAGCGGCAATGGCCGCCATGACTGCCAACGTCGTGACCATCACCCCAACCGTCGAAGCGCCTGCCAAGGTCTCAGGCATTAGCAGCCGCTCAACATTCAGCGCCGAAGTCACCGACCTCATGGAGCTAGTCAAGGCCGTGGCCGAAGGCAAAGCCCCCGTCGAGTGCATCGCCGCAGACACCAAGTTTTTGGGTGCGCAAGCCCGCGCATTCAAGAAGGCTGGCCAGCTCTACCCCGGCGTGCTGGCTAAAGAAGAACGAAGCATTGCCGCACGCGCTGCATAAGAAAGAAAAATCATGGCATCAGTCAACAAAGTAATCATCGTCGGCAACTGTGGCCGCGACCCCGAAGTGCGCTACTTGCCAAGTGGCCAAGCCGTTGCAAACGTCAGCGTGGCCACTACAAGCCGACGCAAAGACAAGAACACTGGCGAGACCATCGAAGACACCCAATGGCACCGCGTCACGTTTTATGACCGCTTGGCAGAAATCGCGGGCGAGTATGTCAAGAAAGGCCGACCAATCTATGTTGAGGGGCGCTTGAAATATGGCGTCTACACCGACAAGACAAGTGGCGTCGAAAAGAACACCTGCGACATTGTTGCCACCGAATTGCAACTCTTGGGTGGCCGAGACAACGGCCAAGAAGGTGGCCAAGGCGGTGGTGGGTACCAACGTCCCGCCGCTCAACGACAACCAGCCCCACAACGTCAACCAGCGCCAGCACATGGCGGCTTTGACGACATGGACGACGACATTCCCTTCTAAGGATTCACGGCCATGAATGAAGCTCAAGCATTGCGCGACAAAGGCATTGAACGTGCCATTAACCACGCTGACCGCGTGCATTTCAACTGGTCCGACCGGGCCTTTGAATCCCTCAAGACCGTGGCCAAAACCCTTGGCAAAGGCGAGTGCATCACCAGCGAGTACGTCCGTGCCCATGCTGAATTTCATGGCCTGCAAACACCCCCCGACAAGCGAGCTTGGGGTGCCGTGATGCTCAAGGCAGCACGCGCCAAGCTCATTGTGAAGAAAGGCTGGACCACGGCCACCGACCCAAAAGTGCATTGCAACCCTGTGAGCCTTTGGGAAATTCAGTAAACCAGAAAGAAGACCATGACAGAGAAAACAAAATCTTATCGCCCATCCACTGCTGCCACCGACATGGCCGAATTCATCACCGACTTGGACGGTGGCCAATTTGAAGTGATGCTCTCCACCGCGCTCTCACGCGTCGCCGCTGCCGTGGTTGACCATGAGCGCAAGGGCAAAGTGTCCGTGACGTTTGAAATTCTCAAAGTGCCGGGCACGCATCAAGTGCGCGTCATGCACGGCGTCAAATTCTCCAACCCAACCTCAATGGGCAACCAAAGCGAAGAAGTCGAAAGCTCGACCGTTTTGTACGTCGGCAAAGGCGGTGCCATGAGCATTGCCCAAGCCAACCTGTTTGGCAAGCAAAGCGAAATCTCCTAAGTCGCAACTCTGAAAGAAAACCATGTTGAACAAAGAAGCAATCGACGCAATCAACGAAGGCACTGGCATTTACCAAGCCAGCGACGCATTCAAAAAAGCATTTGGTGACAAGGCCGTGCTGGCCCTGCCTGAGCGATTCAAGAAGCACGATTTGGAAATCTACCTTCCCAATCGTCGCCGTGCCCGTGGTCTTATGTCCACGCTCGCACTCAAAGACTTTGCCGAATACGCAAAAGCGAACCAAGAAGCAGGTGCCGCCGTGTTTGTTGACGCTGACGACATGCAATCAGTTGCAGTGCTCAACCTTGGCACACCAACTGCGCCCGGCCATGCCGACAACTGGGCACGCGTGAAGCTAAAGCGCACCGCCGCTTACACCGCATTACTGGCAGTGGCTCAAGGTCGCCCCTTGTCGCAAACCGTTGTGGCCGAGTTTTTTGAAGACTGGACCAACAACCTGCAATTCTTCTCTGACGAAACCGAAGTCAAGGCCAAGCACGCTATTGCAGCCGTGCGCAAGTTGTCCATTGAATCAAGCCGCAAGATTGAAGCGAGCGAGCAATCATTGAGCGCCAGCAAAAGCGCCTTTGAATCAGTACAAGCAACCAGCCAAGACCCAATTCCCACCGTGATTTATTTCACCTGCGTGCCATACAACGAGTTGGCCGAGCGCCACTTTGTTTTGCGCTTGAGTGTGTTGACTGGTGGCGACAAGCCTTCAATTACTTTGCGAATCGTCAAGCAAGAAGTGCATGAGGAAGAAATGGCCAATGAGCTGGCCGACCTCACGCGTGAAGCGCTGGGCGGTGCCATGCCCGTGATGCTGGGTGAGTACACCAAAGGCGAGTAAGCGTTAAGGGCCACGGGGCTGGCGGCAATCCTGCCAGAGCACAGTGTCAGCTTGGTGGCCCACCTAAAAGAGAAAAATAAAAATGAGCAACTTTCAACGAACCGCCGACTGGCTCACTGCCTGCGGCAAAGACCAAAGCCCCGAAAACTTGTCGCTGCAAATTGGCTGCGACATTGAGGAAGGCGTCGAATTCTTGGCCTGCCTTGTGGTCGACACCAGCGCCGCCCAATTTCTACTCAACAAAATCGTCTATGACCTGCAAACGCTGGGCTTCATGTTCAAGCGTGGCGAAGCCAAGGCAAGCATTCCCGTTGAGCTGCGTGAGCACGCGCTCGACGCCCTTTGCGACCGTGAAGTGACGGGCAACGGTGTGGCCCACTTCGCCCGCTTCAACAAACCCGAAGCCGACTTGGCCGTGCTCGCTGCCAATGACGCCAAGCTGGTGGACGGCAAGCCCGTGATTCTGCCCGGCGGAAAAATCGGCAAGCCCGCTGGATGGACTGCGCCCAACCTCAAGGGGTTTGTGTGATGCGCGTCAAGTACGGTGAAACCACCAAAGCCATTCTCAAAGGGCTGGCAGAGCTTGGCCCAATGACGCGCTCCGAAGTCCTAGTCTGCGTTGGCATTGACAGAGATTCGGTTGCGGCCATTTTGTCGCGCCTGCACAAAGACACGCCACGCGTGGGCAAGCAAATCTACATCACGGGCTGGGTGTACGACGCCGAAGGCCAGCGCCGATACCCGCGTGCCGTCTATGCCTTGGGCTCCAAGCCCGACGCCAAGAAGCCCAAGTCAAGCGAGCTGGACAACCGCCGCCGCTATGACCGAAAGCGCCACGCCATGTTTTCCATGAATAGCGTTTTCAACATGGGCAAATCACGCGACACACTGCGAGCCGAGCGCCGCGCTACTGCATAAGGGGACCACATGAGCGACCAACACCCACCCATTCAACACCGCGAAGCGGGCAAGGGCAGCAACACCCGCCCAACCAACCACGCGTCTTATGGCGAAAACATGGAGCGGATTTATGGCAAGCGCGGAAAAGTCGCGTGCCCCGACTGTGGCCAAGAGTTTTGGATTCGCTCCGACACGCCGCACATTCACACCTGCACACCTAAAGAAAACCATGCCTGAAACCGAATTCTTAAACGCCGACGAACTGGTTGAGGTGACGGGCTACAAGCACATTGCCAGCCAGAAGGAATGGCTGGACAAAAAGGGCTGGGCCTATGTCACCAATGCCGCTGGCAGGCCAGTGGTGAGCCGCTGGTACGCCAGAATGCGCATGGCTGGTATAACTCCCACCGCCACTGGTGTGCAGCCAGCCGCTTGGAAACCCGACTTTTCTGCATTAAGCTGAGGACTATATGAGACCGAAAACCAACCACCGAGACCTGCCGCCGCGTATGCTGCGCCGCTCGCGCACGCTCAAAAGCGGCAAGG